CGCGTATGCAAAGACCATTTTCCCGCCGCCCAACGACCCGCTGACCCTGGAGGAGCTGCGGGAGATGGACGGGGAGCCGGTGTGGATCACCAAAATGGACGGGAGCGGTGGCGTGTGGATGCTGGTTGACGCAGAATACGAGCTCTGCCGAGAGGCTCACGGCGAAATGGCGGTGTTTGAGAACTGCGGAAAAACCTGGCTGGCCTACCGCCGCAGGCCGGCGGAGTCCGCCCCATGAGCGCCCTGCTGCTGACCATCGCGGTGGAGAACGCCGCGCCAGGCAAGGCCATCGGCGTCAAGGAGGCTGTCGCCATGGACCTGGAAAAGTACGGGGATGTGAAAGTCCTCCGGGTGGAGGTCCTGGCAGACGAACAGATACGTATGGAAAAGGAGTTCACATGAGCAGCTACACCAACATGGCGGGGCAGACATTCCCGCTTTATGACCGCTCGCTGGAACCGCCGGACTGCTGGCTGGAAGAGCGGGGAGAGCCGGAGGAAGAGGAGCATGACAGATGGGAGAAAGAAGTGGGGAACGGAAAGGTGGGCCGCACATGAGCCAAAATGGTGTGACCCGCTACCAGCGGGCTGTGACGGACATCTATTTCCCAGAGGGGCACGTGTGCTGCGACCTATGCCCATTGCTAGAGACCTACGCCCGGAAGCAGTGCCGCCGGACGGGCGAGTACATTTTTGACAGCAGAGCCACGGGCCTGAGCTGCCCGCTGTGCTTTACAGAAAGGAGGGATGACCTATCGGCATTCCAGTGTTGATCCTGGGGGAGTCCGGGTCTGGGAAATCCACTTCCCTACGGAACTTTGAGCCTGACGAGATCGGCATCTTCAATGTGGCGTCCAAGCCGCTGCCCTTTCGAAAGCAGCTGCCGGCCATGAATGGCGCGGGCTATAAACACATCTTCAAAGGGCTGGGCAAGGCGGCGCTGAAGGCATATGCCATCGATGACAGCCAATACCTGATGGCGTTCGAGGAGCTGGACCGGGCCAAGGAGGCCGGATACAACAAGTTCACCGAGATGGCGCTGAATTTTTCCGGACTGGTGCGATTCTGCGTGGAGCGCCTTCCGTCTGATGTGATCGTCTATTTTCTCCACCACACCGAGACCACCGACGCCGGGAAGGTCAAAGCCAAGACCGTGGGCAAGATGATCGACAGCAAGCTGACCCTGGAGGGGCTGTTCTCCATCGTTCTGCTGTGCGAGGCGGGGAGCGAGGGGCATCATTTCGTCACACAGAGCGACGGCTATTCCACGGCCAAGAGTCCCATGGATATGTTTCCCCTGGAGATGGACAATGACCTGAAGCTGGTGGACACCATCATCCGGGAGTACTGGGGATTGAGTCCGATCAAAACATAAGGAGGAGAAACCTGATGAGGAACATCGGCAACTGGGACGATATCCAGGAGCGCCGGCCGGGAGAGCATGACCGCCCCGCCCCCGGCGGCTACATCGCCCGGATCGTCCGCGTGGAGGACGATGAGAAGAAGGAATACCTTCGCATCGAGTGGGATTTTGACGAGGGAGAGCACAAGGGGAACAACGCCGGGACCTTCGACCGGGCCGGGTTCTGGCCCATCGCGCTGTACCGTTCCTACAAACAAACGGCCCTGGGCTTTTTCAAGGCGTTCAAGACCAGCGTGGAGATGTCCAACAAGGGCTATGCCTTCGACTGCGCCCGCCCCGAGGCGCTGGAAGGAAAGCTGATGGGCGTGGTCCTGGGGGAGGAGGAGTACATCAAGAAGGACCAGACCGTGGGCAAGCGCCTCTACGTCTACTGCGTGCGGTCGGTGAAAGCCATCCGGGACGGCGATTTCGATATCCCGGCGCTGAAACGGCTGGCCGCCGGACAAGCCCCCGCCGCATATCCTCCCACTGGACAGCAGTTCCAGGCGGTGGAGGCGCTGGAGGATGAGGACGATCTGCCGTTCTGACCTGTCCGGGGAGATCAAAGCGGCGCTGACGATGGACCAAGTGGCCCGGCACTATGGCTTTGAGCCGAACAGGGCTGGATTCATTCGGTGCCCCTTCCACACGGGAGACCGGACCGCCTCTCTGAAGCTGTACCCCGGCACGGGGGGGTGGTGCTGCTTCGGGTGCCGCCGGGGAGGCAGCGTCATCGATTTTGTGATGGAGCTGTATGGGCTGAGCTTTGCCCAGGCGGTGGTCCGGCTGAGCGCCGATCTGGGGCTGGGCGCGGCTGGAGAAGGGCCGGGCCCAGCCGCCGCCCGGGAGCGAGCGGCGGAGGAGCGCCGCCGGGCGCTGGAGCGGGCGGCGCTGGGCCGGGAATACCGGGACATGGCGGCGGTCCACCTATTTTTGCATGAATATGTGATACGGTATGCCCCGGCACGGGACGAGTGGGAGCGGGGAGAGATCGACCCGGTGTACGCCTGGGCGCTGGGCCGGCTGCCTGGGGTGGAGCACCGGTGCGAGACGCTTTCCCGCCAACTGATGGAGGATGGACGGTGATGGCTTGAAAGTGGAGATACCCGAATTCACCCAGGAGGATTATCTGGATAGCACGGCCCCCTATGAGTGGCTGTACAGCCATAGGAACCCCCTGGAGCAAAAGCAGCTGTGCGCCCGCATGGCGGAGCGGGCCGCGGCGGTGGGCGTGCGCAATTTCGTGACGCTGTTCAACAAATATCTGGAGGCTCTGCGGGAGGCGGCCGGGCGGAGCGTGGGGCTGGGGAACCAGACCGATTTCGAGGGGCAGGAGCTGGCCCTGTGGTGCGGCAGATGGACTGCGGATGACGGCGGGATCTACAGCACGGACCGGTTCGGATTCGAGGTGTGCGCCTGTCCCCACCCCATCCTGCCGGTGCGGCGGCTGACCAACCTGGATACCGGGCTGGAAAAGCTGGAGCTGGCCTTTCGCCGGGGCGGAGCCTGGCGGCGGCATATCTTCGAGAAGAGCACGGTGTCGGACGCCAGGAGCATCATCAAATTATCCAATTTTGGGGTGTCTGTCAACTCGGACAGCGCCAAATACCTGGTGAAGTTTCTGGGTGAGGTGGAAAGCCTGAACTACGACAGGATCCCGGCGGCCAACAGCGTGGGGCGGCTGGGCTGGATCGACGGCTTTGGCTTCTCGCCCTATGTGGAGAATCTGGTGTTTGACGGCGGAGAGGAGTTCCGCAGCCGGTTTGAGTGCGTGCGGGAGCGGGGGAGCTGTGACAAGTGGCTGGAGGCCGTCCGGTCGGTCCGGAGGACGGAGGGCGTGCCCACCCGGCTGGCCCTGGCCGCCTCCTTTGCCAGCGTGCTGGTGCGGCCCTGCGGCAGTCTGCCGTTCATATTCCACATGTGGGGCGGCAGCGAGACCGGCAAGACGGTGGCCCTGATGTTGGCGGCTACTGTGTGGGCGGACCCGGAGGTGGGCCGGTTCATCCAGACCTTCAACAGCACCGGAGTGGGCAAGGAACTGGGCGCGGCTTTTTACAACTCCCTGCCGTTGATGCTGGACGAGCTCCAGATCGTGGACGGCAGTCCGGCCAACCGCCTGAAATTCCAACAGATGATCTATGAACTGGCGGAGGGAGTGGGGCGGGCTCGGGGGAGGCGGGACGGCGGCTTGCAGCGGGTGGGCACCTGGCGCAACTGTATCATGAGCACCGGGGAAAACCCGCTGATCGACAGCAACACCGCCGCCGGGGCGGCCAACCGGACCATTGAGATCTGCTGCCAGGACCTGAGATTCTTCACCCAAAACAGCGTGGGCAACGGAAAGGCCATGGCCTCCTTCCTCATGCGAAACTATGGTTTCGCGGGCAGGATGTTTGTGGAGGAGCTGCAAAAGGAGCGGAACCTGGAGAGGGCCGCCGCCCTCCAGGAGCAGCTGACCAATGAGATCGCTGCCTGCGGGGACGTGACGGACAAGCAGTCTGCCTCGGCGGCGCTCATTTTGACGGCGGACGCCCTGGCGGAGGATTGGCTGTTCCAAGACGGGGTCCGGCTGGCCGTGGCGGACATCGTGCCCTACCTCATCACCAAGCGGAAGATGGACCAGAACCGCCGGGCGCTGGAGTTCCTCCACGACCAGATCGCCATGAATCCCGTCCGCTTCGACCCGGTGCGGGCGGCGGAGAAGTCGGTGGAGCTGTGGGGCGAGACCCGGGAGGACTATATCTACATCATCAAGCCCCAATTCGACCGCCTGCTGGGGGAGAACGGGTTCAACTCCGGGTCGTTCCTGGGCTGGGCCCGGCAGAACGGCGTCATCCGTGTGGGGAAGGACGGAAAGAACACCATCGTGCACCGGGTGAGCGGGGGAAAACCGGCCCGCTGCGTGGCGCTGTCCGCCGCATCCTGCGCCGCAGCGGAGGATGAACTGGAGGCGGACCAGGATCTGCCGTTGTAACACTGTAACACCTGAAACACCCGGATGTGAGGATGCGTTTATAGAAAGGCATATATCAAAATGGAATGTATGTTTGACTATTGTGTGCCGTCAAGATTTTTCGGAGATGTGCAAAAATGGGTGTTACGGTGTTACAAACGCTGAAAACCGTTGGGGCGCAACGATTTTCGTTGTTACATGGTGCGTGTTGCAAGCGGTTTCAAGTGTTTCGGAGCAAGATCTGCTACGACTCAAAAAATGATTTTGCAAAGAAAGGTCGTTTCATATGGACGAACTGAAGATCTTTGAAGACCCCCAGTTTGGGGCTATCCGCGCGATCGAGAAGGACGGCGCGCCGTGGTTCGTGGCGGCTGACGTGTGTAGGGCCTTAGATTTGGAGGATACCGGACGGGCAACGGCCCGTTTGGATGATGATGAGCTAACTAGAATCAAAATCGTGTCGGGTGGCCAGGGCCGTGAAGTGATCGCGGTCAACGAACCGGGCTTGTACTCTCTGGTGCTGGGTTCACGCAAGCCAAAGGCGAAAGCTTTCAAGCGGTGGATCACCCATGAGGTGTTGCCCATGCTTCGACGGACCGGCACATATAGTGGCCCCTGCACCGTGGACCGACGTGGGCTGACCGTGGACGATTATCTGAGGGCAGCGCATATCACGTCCAATTGCCGTAACGAGCGTCTGCCCTATGTGCTGGGGTTTCTAGGTCAGGCAGGCTTTTCCGTCCCTTGTGTCGAGGAGGCGCGGAGCTTGTCGAGAAAAAGCATAGAGACCGCCTATCGGGACCTTTGCGGTTGGATAACGGAGAATACCGACCGTTTCCATGACGGGAAGGGGGACGGGAAATGCTACGGAAAGCTGACTGCCGATCACGCAGCGATCGTGAAGCCGGTCTTCGACCAGGTCTGTGAGGAGCACGGTTTGTGTGGGAACGATGTATTGAAGGCCATGAGGGAATGTGGGCTCGTCTTGGCCGGCAGCGGGAAGAACACCCGCGTCACAAGACTGGCAGGGACGCCGGTAAGATGTGTGTGGGTGAAATTCGGATCGGCCGGAAGTATCGAATGATCACAGACCGTGAAGAAACGATGTCCATGTCCAAGAGGGCAGAACGACTTGGGGTCAGCTGCGGGGCTATGAATCATCGGATCCGGTGTGGATGGAGTATGGAGTACATTGGATCAACGCCAGAGGGGGGGGGTGATGTCATGGATATAACTCTGCGAGACTATCAAAAAGAATGTATAAAGACCATTCAGGAACAGGTGCCTGGTTCTTATCTGGTCCAAATGGCCACGGGATTGGGCAAGACGGTCACCTTCGCCAACATTTCGAGACAGGGGCGGACGCTGCTCCTGTCCCACCGGGAGGAGCTGGTGCGTCAGCCTGCCAAGTATTATGCCTGCTCCTTTGGCATCGAGCAAGGCCGGGAGCACGCCAAGGGGGAGGAGGTGGTGAGCGCGTCGGTGGCGTCCATGGTCCGGCGGCTGGAGAGATTCAGCCCCTATGAGTTCGACACCATCATCTGCGACGAGGCCCACCACGCGGCGGCGGGGACCTACAAAAAGATATTCGCCCACTTTCAGCCCCGGCTGCTGCTGGGTTTCACCGCCACTCCTGCCCGAGGAGACAAGGTCCGGCTGGACGATGTGTTCCAGAAGATCGTCTTTCAGAGGGACCTCCGCTGGGGGATACGGAACGGATACCTGTGCGATATCTTCTGTAAGCGGATCGACATTGGCTATGACCTGACAGCAGTACGCACCCGGCTGGGGGATTACGCCCCGGGTGAACTGGATGAGGCGATGGACGGCACGGCGGACGCCATCGCCCAGGCGTACCGGGAGCACGCCGTGGGGGCCACGCTGATCTTTGCGGTGTCTGTCCGGCACGCAAACGAGATCGCGGACAGGATACCGGGGGCGGCGGTGGTGACAGGGAAGACGAAGGACCGGGCTGATATCATCCGCCGGTTCACAGACGGGGAGATCCCCTGTATCGTCAACTGCATGGTGTTCACCGAGGGCACCGACATCCCCCGTGTGGAGACGGTGATCATGGCAAGGCCGACGCAGTCGGACAGTCTTTACTGCCAGTGTGTGGGCCGGGGCCTGCGGCTGTGGCCGGGCAAGGAACGGCTGGTGCTCATCGACTGTGTGGGGGTGACGGGAAGGGCCAGCCTGTGTACCGCCCCGTCCCTGCTGGGGCTGGATGTGTCCAACGTGCCGGCCGGGAAGGCGCAGGAGCTCCAGGGGGAGCTGTTCGAACTGCCGATTCGGGCCTCCGCAGCGTCGGACTGCCCGGAGAGCTGGATCCGCAACGTGGAGATCGTGGATCTGTGGGCCAGGGGGCAGAAGTATCAGACCCACGATGTCAACTGGTTCAAGCTGCCGGACGGCTCGATGACCTGCTCCCTCTTGGAAGGTAAACGGCTGACCATCCCCTGTCCGGATAGCCTGGGGAATGTGCATCTCAAAAACGGGTCCGTGACGACCATGCAGGAGGCGCTGGACCGGGCTTACGCCGTCCTGTGTGAGCGGTACGGGGACCAGCGGTATCTCTGGGACTTGGGCCAAGTCAAACGCTGGGGACGGGCGGAGGCCACGGAAGGGCAGCTGAAGCTCATCCGCCGCCAGTGCAGGGGCTTTGACTGCGATGGCTTGACCAAAGGACAGGCCAGCCAGATCATAAACCGCTTGTCGGTGGATTGGAGGCGGGGGGCATGAGTGGATTCAAGGACCTGACTGGAATGAAATTCGGTCGTCTGACCGTCTTATACAGAAGCGAAAACGGTATGTGCTCTGGAAAGCCAGTCACGAGATGGATGTGCAGATGCGATTGTGGCATTGAGAAAACTGTTGATGGACACAGTCTTGCCAGAGGGAGAACGAAGAGTTGCGGTTGCTTGAACGCCGAGACACGCAAACGCCTATTGACTGAACGCGCTACTACTCATGGTGGGTGCTATACCAGGCTGTACCATATTTGGGCTCACATGAAATATCGCTGTTATAACCCCAATGACGCAAAATACAAAGACTATGGAGGCCGCGGTATTACGGTTTGCAGCGAGTGGTTGGCCGGATTTGAAAATTTCAGGGGCTGGGCGCTTTCGAGTGGCTATTCCGATAATCTGTCGCTTGACCGCATTGATGTTGATGGAAATTATGAGCCGTCGAATTGCCGGTGGGCGACATGGCGCACGCAAATAATGAACCAAAGGAGGATGCTAAACCGTGACAGAACTTCAGCATCAGCAATGTGTAATCAAGTGGGGGCAGCAACCGGAAATTCGGGCGAAATGGCCAGAGTTAGCTCTGCTGTACCACATACCGAATGAGCGGTATTGTACGCCCATTCAAGGGAAGCAATTGAAGCGCGCCGGTGTTCGGTCTGGCGTTCCCGACTTGTGCTTGCCGGTGGCAAGGGGCCGGTATCATGGGCTGTACATCGAGATGAAGACCGAGATCGGGCACACATCGGACGCCCAGGAGTGGTGGGGCGAGCGGTTGACGGCCCAGGGCTATCTCTGGAAAGTGTGTCACGGCTGGGAGAGTGCCGCCGATGTGCTGGCAGGGTACTTGTCCCCACCGGGAGGTGGACCGGATGGCTGAGTTCAAATATCCCTATGAGCGGGCCGCTATGCTGGGAGAGGAGCTGCCGGATGGTTTGGACTTGGTAGACCAGCTCAATTTTCTGGCTCTGCGCAGTCTATATGCCCAGGTGCGGGCAGGGGCCATCGACCGGGGGACGGGCTCTCGGGAGAAAGCGAGGCTGGGCTACCAGTACGACCGGTGGATCCGGATGCTGATGGTCCGGGAGGGCGCGGTAAAGGCTAGCGTGAGACAGCTGAAGGATGTGGAGCTGGCAGCCAATGCCTATGCCAAAGAGCGGACGTTGGAGTGCGCGGACCGGATGTACCGGGCGTTATACGGGGTGTCCCCATGACCGCCGTCGGGCAATGGTTCAAGCACCCGCCCACCAAGCCGGGCCACGGGGAGCCGGAGCCGCTGAAGCCGGTGTACGCCCACGACCCGCCGGAGACGATCGCGGTGTGCCTGAGCTTCCCGGTGCCCGGCGGGTGCGATATGGCCCACAAGGCGTGCCCGCTGTGGGGGCAGAGCCCGGACGCCAAGCGCAGGCGGAGAAGGAAGGGGGGCGGCTGAGGTGAAAACAGACGATATGCCGGACCATGTATGGGTAGGGTACGCCAAAAAGCCGCCCTATCTGCCGCAGGCGGTGGCGGACACGGCGGCGGAGCTGGCGTCGATGATGGGGACGAACAGGAACGCCGTGTACAGCACCTGGTCCAATTATCTGGCTGGGCGGCTACCCAGGAGCCGGTTCCACCGGGTGCGGGTGGGGCATGAGCAGGAGGTGGCGGCGAAAAAACATATGGACAAAAAACACTGTCTCTGATGAAATAAAATCGCAGGAAGGTTGATCTTTCAATTTTTTTGTGCTATGGTAGAAACGTGGAGGTCCCCTCCATCCTCCACCTTCTTCCCCCTGGTGGGGTGGCCGAATCGAGCCTGCTGCCCCACTCATGCCGCTGTAGCTCAGTTGGTAGAGCCTGGGGAACGCAATGCCCCATGTACGCCGGTTCAAATCCGGCCAGCGGCCACGAGAAAACCTGGCAGTTTGGTTTGTATAGACGGTGCGGTTTTGCATTGCCTTATTTTTGACCTGCCGGATCGCCCTGCCGCAGGTGTCAACCGCCTGCACGCTGAGGCCCCGCTCCAAAGGCCACGGAGCACCCGCCAGCCCTGCGGGACAGGATTGGGCAAACTCCATCGAAGGAGGTGCAGCAGACCAATGATGAATGTGATCAATACGGCTTTGCTTGTCTGCTGTCCCTCGCCGTACTATGTCATCTTGACCCCGTTGACAAGCGGTAAAATCCTGACCCGCCCTGAGCCGGAAATCGGGGGAAGCCGGGCCGACTTTCGCCTGCCATTCTACACTTCGGGGTTCAAGTAGTTACGGCAGTGGGGTCAGACAAAACAAAATTGATTTTCCGGAAACGCTCCGCCGATTCGAAGCCTTGCGTTCCTACGCGGGGCCCCATAGCAGGGGCGGCGGGGCTCATATGCAGAAACCTGGTGCATGAGCCGGTTTCTGTGCCAGTACGGTAGATCAACCAGCCTCCTTCCGAAATGTGCACAGAATAGGAGAGCGGCGCGGGAACTGCGATAGTGCCACATATACGGGCGAATGTTCCAAGGCTGGCGAGGCGGTCTCCAAAACCGCTTGTGGTGGGTTCGATTCCCAACCGTCCGTGCCATTGATGAACGATTTTTGATTGAGAGGTGGTGGCGATGGCGTTAACACCAAAGCAAAGGCGATTCGTGGCGGAATACCTGGTGGACCTAAACGCCACCGCCACGGCTATGGAGCAAGAATACAGAGAGAAACTGGAAGAGTTCGAGTTTTCGAATCCGCTGTGTTTTGCGGTTGAGAGATTCGGATGTTGTGTTGATAACCCAGAAGACACAATCGTTACAGCATATGCGATTTTGCTTGATGATAAATCTGAATGGTGGAGAAAAAAAGCGTGCTATTTGCTCCTAAAAGCGTTAGTCCGCTCTGACTTTCTTGAATTTATACTCAAAGACGATTCCACACCGTTTGACAGGAACGACAAAAGGGTGCTTGCGTGGACGAAAGCGATCAAAAAAAGAGGTTCTTGTGAATTATGTGGGAGCACAGAACATCTTGAAGCACACCACATTATGAGATGGTCGGAATATCCGAGTGGAAGGATTGATTTAAAGAACGGTCTATGTTTATGCGCAAGATGTCACGCGAAGCAGCATGAAGGAGAACCGGCAGAAAAGTTGATTCTCTCAAAGGTGGTTGGTTAGCGTGGCTGTTGATTGGATGAAAGTCAAAGCAGAATATATCAACGGCGATGTTACCCAGCGGGAGCTTGCAACGAAGTACGGCGTAACATTACGGCAAATCTCAAACCACGCTACATCTGAACAATGGGTACAAGAACGTGAACAGCATCGCAACAAACTTTCAACAGAAATTCAACAAGAGACAGATAAAAAAACCGTTGACACGGAATCAGAGGTTCTTGTTATCAAATCCAGACTAAAACTATCTTTCTACAAACAGATTGAGAAGCGTCTACAATCTGTGGATGAGGAAGATGGGCCGGAGTTCCGCCGTCTGGTGCAGAACTACAAGGATATGTGTGACATCAAAGAGGCCGGTGATTCCAATACCGCAACCCTGGAGACGGCCATGCGGGCCCTGGCAGACATCATCGAGAAACCGGCGCAGACCCGGAATATTGGGGATTTCGAGGGGTGAGGGAGAAAGATGGCCGAAAGTATCGTTTACAATATGGACTGCATGGAGGCCATGCGGCAGATGCCGGACAAATGCTTTGATTTGGCCGTGGTTGACCCGCCTTATTTTTCGGGGCCAGAAAAACGTGGATATTACGGGAGCAAGGAAAGCAAAATTGGTGTTCACAGAGATTACCCGATTTCACCATCATGGGAAGTGCCTGGTGAAGAATACTTTTCGGAGCTCATCCGGGTAAGCAAGCACTACATTGTTTGGGGTTGTAATTACTTTGACTTTCGTTTTCCTTCGGGCCGTATTGTGTGGGACAAATGCAATGCAACAAGCTCCTTTTCCGATTGCGAATTAGCCGCAACAAACGCCCACAATAGCACCCGCTTGTTCCGGTTTATGTGGAACGGCATGATGCAGGGGAAAAGCATCACCGAAGGAAACGTGATGCAAGGAAACAAACAGAAAAACGAGGTAAGGGTTCACCCGACACAAAAGCCAGTTCTTTTGTATACATGGATATTCCAGAAATATACGAAACCTGGCGACAAAATCATTGATACACACCTTGGCAGCGGTAGTAGCCGCATTGCCGCCTATGATGCAGGTCTGGATTTCACAGGTTTTGAGATAGACAAGGAATACTTCGGCCTGCAGGAAGAACGGTTTGCAGCTCATACAGCACAATGTAGTTTGTTTGTATAGGAAATCTGGTGATCGAATGAATCTTCCTGCACCATTCTCTGAGAACCAAAATGAATTTTTCTGGCGCTGTTTCAATAGCTGGCTAAACGTGGCCGAGGGTGGTAAGCGCGGCGGAAAAAACGTCCTCATCACCCTGGCCTACTGCGCGATCCTGGAGAAGCACCCCAGCAAGATACATCTGATCGCCGGGGTGTCCACTTCTACGGCACGGCTGAACATCCTGGATTGCGATGGCTACGGCATGATGAACTTCTTCGAGGGGCGCTGCCGTCTGGGCCAATATCAGAATCGGGACTGCCTGTATGTGAACACACCGACTGGAGAAAAAATCGTTCTGGTGTCTGGCGGCGGCAAGGCTGGAGACGAACGCCTTGTGAAGGGTAATACGTATGGATCCGCCTACATCACCGAGGCCAACGAGTGCCATCCGAATTTCATCCAGGAAGTTTTCGACCGAACCATCTCCAGCCCTGATCGGAAGGTGTTCCACGACCTGAACCCGAAGGCGCCGGGTCATTGGTACTATGACATTCTGGATTTCCACGAGAAGCAACAGGACGCTGATTTGCGCTATGGTTACAACTACGGGCATTTCACCATAGCCGACAATATGAGCATTTCGGACGAACAGCTTCGCCGGATACTTAAAACCTACGACAAAAACAGCGTTTGGTACAAACGGGACATCTTGGGTCAGCGGTGCATTGCGGACGGGCTTGTCTATCCCATGTTTGACGAGGCTGTCCATGTGGTGGATGAAATACCCTGGCAAGCCCTCCAGAGGGGGTCGTGGTACATCTCCGTAGACTACGGCACCGTCAACCCAACGTCGGCGGGGCTGTGGTGCCTGTGGCGGGGTGTGGCCTACAGGGCCGGCGAATATTACCATGACAGCCGGAAGCCGGGGAAGGCCCGGCGCACCGACGAAGAGCACTATGCAGAGTTGGCGGCGCTGGCCGGAGACCGGAAAATTGAGCGGGTCATTGTGGATCCCTCCGCCGCCAGCTTCAAAGAGACCATCCGGCGGCACGGCAGGTTCGCCGTATGGGATGCGGATAACAGTGTGTTGGACGGCATTCGGCTGACGGCCTCGCTGCTCCAGGCCGGGCGCATTTTGATCCACAAGGACTGCCGGGGGTTCTTGTCTGAGGTCTCTGCCTACCGGTGGGACACGGAGTCCCTTGAGGACGCGGTCGTCAAAGAGGCGGACCATGCGATGGATGATACCCGCTACTTCTGCGCCACCATCATGGAGCGGGAGGTCCGCTCTGCCGGGATATAGAAAGCTTGCGTTGCACTTTGAAAACCTCATACCGAGACAGCGGGAAACGCAGTTGACCTTTGGGGCAGCCCAGGGGATCGACATACATTGAGAGGAAACGCATGAGCGGGGTATGTTCCCGCCGCCTCTCCTGTCAGATCTTGAAAGGAGAGCTCTCAACATGAATGAACTGGAAGTCAAGAAGGTGCCCTTCCTGGGTACGGAACTCATGGCCGCTCGTGATGAGGACGGGCAAATCTGGGCGGGTGTCCGCTGGATGTGTGATGGCATCGGCTTTAGTGAGGGCCAGCGCAAGCGGCAAATCGCCAATATCCAAGCTGACAAGGTGCTTTCCAAAGGGGGATCAAATTTGGTCCTGAACGGAACGGGGTACGGAAATCGCGAAGTCTTGTGTTTGAAACTGGACTTCGTCCCCCTCTGGCTGGCGAAAATCAGCATCACGCCCACAATGGAGGCGAAAACCCCGGAGCTTGCCGAAAAGCTGATGGAATACCAGATGAAGGTCAAGGATGTGCTTGTAGCGGCGTTTATGCCTAATTGGCAATATGGCGGCGCATCCAAAGAGCTGCAAGCCATCTTTATGCTGGACCACCGCACCGTGGAGCACGAGCAGCGGATCTCCGCCCTGGAAGAAAACATGGTGGTGGACTACAGCCAGCAACGGACCCTTGCTTCTCAGGTCAGCGCCGTGGTCATTACTGCCTTGGGAGGTTCGGACTCTCCGGCCTACCATGACAAAAACGTACGCGGCCGGGTATACAGCGAGTGCAACCGGGACATTCAAAACTGGTTTAGGGTGAACAGCCGGAACAATATCCCGCGCAAGCGTTTTGACGAAGCGGTGGAGTACATCCAGAAATGGAGGCCCAGCACCAACGTATCTATGATCATCCGTCAGACCAACCAGCAGATACAATTTTGCGGCTGACTGGAAGCCCCCGCTGTCTCGATATGAGGTGGCGGGGATCATCTTTTGAGGAGAGACAGCGGCATGGGATTTTTTGACTGGGCGCGGGACCTGTTCGGTTTCGGAAAATCGAATAGAGAGACCATCCCCGCCGGGACCATCGAGAAGGAGTTCGGCACCTATCCCGCGGTGTCCAGAAAGATGGAGGACAACATCGCTCTCTGGTGGTCCATGTACATCGACCATCCCCCGTGGGAAACGTGCGATGTGCGGCCTCTTGGCATACCGGGGGCGATCGGCCGGGAGCTGGCCCGGCACGCGCTGACGGAGTTCTCTGTCGCTGTATCCGGCAGCGCTCGGGCTGAGTACATCGACCAACAGCTCGGCCGGGTGGTGGATGAGTTCAGCAAGAGCCTGGAGCTGGGCCTGTGTCTAGGCGGCGTGTGCTTCAAGCCGTATCCAAGCGACAGCACGATCCTTGTGGACGCCTTTACCACCCGATTCACGCCGACTGTCTTTGACGGCACCGGGAAAGCCATCTGCGGCGTTTTCAAGAGCGAGCCGGTCAGACAGGGCAAGGATTGGTTCATCAAACTGGAGCATCACGATTTCCAGCTGCGAGATGATGGGAGCCGGGTCTATGTGGTGGAGAACAAGGCATTTCGCAGCGGAAAGGACGGCGGGATCGGGGCGCAGGTGCCGCTCTCTTCGGTGAAAGAGTGGGAGCGCTTGTCTGAACGGGAAGAGATCGAAGGACTGGAGAAGCCGCTGTTCGCCTACTTCAAGCCTCCAGGGGGGAACCGCATCGAGCCATCTTCCCCGATGGGGGCGTCAGTGTATGGGGGAAGCACAGTCGGCCTCATCAAGCAAGCCGACCTTATGTGGGAGAAACTGTTCTGGGAGTATGCCAGCGGGGAGCGGAAGGTCTTGCTGGACCGCGGTGCCGTAGGGGCGGGTCAGGTCAAGGACCGACTATTTGAGTATGGCACGTTCAGCCAGCCGGACTTCTTCCAGTTTCTGAACCCGGAGATCCGCGACGATCCGTTCTATCGAGGCTTTCAACGGATACTCCAACGGATCGAATTCAATGTCGGGCTGGCGTTCGGAGCGATATCAGACCCTCAGAGCGTGGAAAGGACCGCCACCGAAATACTGGCAGCAAAGCAGCGGCAGTTCGTCACAGGAAAGGGCATCCAAAAAAGAGCGCAAGCTGTGCTGGACGATCTGCTCTACGCTATGGACGCCTGGTGCGACCTGGCGCGGCTGGCCCCGGCAGGGGAGTACAGCGTGGAATACAACTGGGGCGATGGGGTGCTGGACGACCCAGACACCCGGCGGCAGGATATGGCGATGGGGCTGTCTCTTTTGGATGCCTCGATCATCGGCCCAGTGGAATATCGTATGCGCTACTTTGGTGAGGACGAGAAGACCGCAAAGAAGATGCTTCCGGCTATGGCGGATATGGCGGACGATGAGCAGGAGGAGGTAGAATGAAAAGGTTGAAAGGTCCTTTTGATTGGGGCGATTTGGCGGTTTTGATCCTATCTTTAATCACTTATGTTCCTTGGGCCATTATCTTAGGTCTTGTCCTCGCTGGATTAATTAAGCGTCTGCTATCATGAAGTATCCATTTAGCCCATCTTTGCTCGATGCCCTCCCCGAGGAGCTGGCTGAGCTCTTTCGGGGCCTGGAGCTGAAACTTCTTGAGGAAATCTGCTCCCGGCTCAGGATCGCGGACCAGCTCAACGAGGTCACGGTGCAGGACATCCGGGCCCTCCGTTCCCACGGAATCGACCTGGAGGACATCGAGAAAACCATCGCCAGCACCACCAGTACCGGGGCGGAGAAGCTGGACAAACTTCTGGATGATGTTGTGGCCCGCAATCAGAAATACTACACCGAGATGGTGGACCTGGCCCAGGTGACCGCTCCCGAACGGATGGTGGAGCAGGAGGACGTTTGGGCCATCTACGAGCAGACTCGTGGCCAGTACCGAAACCTGACCCAGTCCATGGGGTTCCTGGTCCGGCAAGGGCGGCACAGGGTCATGCTGCCGCCCGCTAGGGCCTACCAGTGGGCGCTTGACAGCGCGGAGCTGCAAGTCATGTCTGGGGCTGTCAGTTATGACCAGGCGATCTCTTCGGCCGTGCGGGAGCTGGCGGAAAGTGGGCTGTGTGTGGCATTCGACAGGGACGGAAAGCCACTAAAAAACCGCATTGCCTATGAGGGCGATCACATAGACCATCTGGATGTTGCCGTGCGCCGTGCAATCATGACCGGCGTTGTCCAGCTCAGCGCGAAATATCGGGAACAATCCGTTGATTATTTAGAAACCGATCTTGTGGAAACCACAGCCCATACCGGGGCACGGGATACGGGAGACGGGCCAGCCAATCACAAAAGCTGGCAGGGTCGTGTGTTCCGCTGGAGCGAAAAGCCCCGCGCATCTAGCGGAAAATACTCGGATTTTGTGAAAACAACAGGCTATGGGACGGGCGAAGGATTGTGCGGATGGAATTGCAGGCACAATTTTTATCCATTTATCGAGGGCATTTCTGAGCGCACCTACACAGACCAGGAGCTGGCCAGCATCGACCCGCCGCCCATCACCTTTGAGGACCGCACCTATACGGCCTACCAGGCCACTCAGATGCAGCGAAAGCTCGAACGCACCATCCGCAAGCAGAAGCGGCTCAAGGCGGCGTACAAGGCCGCAGGGCTGAACGAGGACGCCGCAGCCGCGGGCTCAAAGTTGAACATCCTTGACCAGAAGTACCGCGCGTTCAGCAGGGCGGCGGGGCTCCCAGAGCAGCGGGAGCGGATGAGGGTGCAGTATGTGGATGATGCCTCCTATGCAAAGGCGGAAAAACTGCTTGAAAAAAGTTCAAAGTCTGGTATACTGAAAGATACAGGATATCAGGGGTCCCCGATCACCGAAGAAGCCATCCAGCGCGTACCGCTGGTCCAGCCGGTTGGTTGGAGCATAGAGCAGGCAGAGCGGCTGCAAGCGGCTCATCGGGACCTGCTGCGGGCCGTCAAGGGGAAGCCGGTGGGCACAGAGGCCGGGGCGGTCTATACGACGGACATGCGGTTGATAGAACGTCGTATCGGGGCTGATTCGGAGCAGACGATTTCGTTGCCACGTTGTGAAGATCCGTATATTTCCATTCATAATCATCCAAGCGGAGAAATTTTCAGTGTTAGAGACCTGGATTCTTTTTTCTACAATACAGATATGACTGGGATGACGGTGGTGGGTAATCTCGGGAATGTGTATGCTGTTCTGAAATCTGCTAAATACGATGGTTTTAGGTTCGGCATGAAATATCATGGCATAATGGAAAAACTGGCAGAGGCCCAAAAGAATGACGACATAGACGGATATATCAGAATCATTGCAGATATGTTGAGGGGGGCATCTGATTGTGGCCTTGAGTTTATCGAAGGATGAGCGAGAGAAACTGAAAGCTGACTTAGCAGCAGCAAAACCCTACAGCGCGGATGAAATGTTGGTTTTGGATGGAGAAGCTGATCTCCTTAGATCAAAGGCAACAATAGCTCAAAAACTTCTAGGCATGAACGACGGAAATGGGAAGGGTGATAAATAGCATGGACACGCTTCAAACTGCATACAAGATCCTGTACAGCCTGGAGCATAAGAAAAAGGCTGATTACATGGGGGTCCTCATCAGTCCGGCGAAGCTTGACGTTTCAGAGGACGAGTGGCTGGATGTGATCCAGGCCCTTCTGGACGAAGGGCATATCGCAGGCGTGAAGATCCAGATGGGCATCACCGGAGAGCAGATAGTGGACATCGAGAATGCCCGCATCACGCTGAAAGGCGCAGGGTATCTGCGTGAAAACAACGCTATGCGTAAATTCGCAAAGGTCGCCGCCGACGTGTTCACCATTATCAAGCATTGATCATGGACGAAAAAACCATCCAGGCCATTGAGGCTATTATCAGTCGGGGCAATAATGCGGAGGTCCGAAAGAAGGGCGAAGGCATAATTGTCCTGGAGGTCAAGAAAACAATCAAACACAGCACGTAGCGAATTGGCGCTGCGGAGGACCATTGGGGTCAGCTATCTGAGATTTCAGGTAGTTGGCCTCTTTTGTTTTATCAAAATTTTGACCGGCCCGAAGTCGCAAAACTACGGGGCAGCAGTGGAGGCGACCCACGCGAAAAAAGCGAAGCTGTGAAGGAGGACCATGACGCGAGAGTTTCTGAAGAACCTGGGCCTGGAGGATGCCGCCATCGACAACATCCTGAACGAGAACATGGCGGACATCGGGAAGGAAAAGGCCAAGACCACCGCCGCAAAAGCCGACCTCGCGGACGCGCAGGGGAGGCTGTCCGCAGCCACGGCGGAGCTGGAGGCGATGAAGAAGTCCAACGGCGACACCGCCGCCGTCCAGCAGCAGCTCACCGACCTGCAAGCCAAGTACGACAAGGACACCGGCGAGCTGCGCACACAGCTGGCGGACCGGGACTATTCCGACGCCATCGCCCGGGCCATAGTGGGGAAGGGCCTCAAATTCTCTTCTAAAAGCGCGGAGCGGGCGTTCACCGCGGCGCTGAAGGAGCAGAAGCCGGAGCTGAAGGATGGGGAGCTGGTAGGGTTGGAGGAGTTCATCAAGGCCCAGCGGGAGGCCGACCCGGACGCCTTCGCCCCGGATAAGCCCGTGCCCCGGTTCGCCACCGGGTCCGGCAGCGGCGGAGGGCACGGAGAGCCGCCCGAAAATATCCCGGCCAACGTGGCCCAGGCGAAGGAGATGGGCGCGGCCCGGGCGGCCAACAGCAAAGCCACCCAAGACGTGGTGAGCCACTATCTGTAAAAGGAGAGATCACATGAAATTCAAAACCACTCAGGTGGGCGGGACCACGGAGATCCTGGCGGCGGACGATTTCGACGCCATCCCGTTCACCGTGACGGAAGAGAGCCCCGTCAAGGCGGGGGCGCTCATGACGCTTCAAGGCAAGAAAACGGAGTCCGCCACCGCCAACGGTATCTTGCTGTATGACGTGGACCCGGCGGAGGACCCCAGCGCCGCCCTGGTGGTCCGGGGTATCATCGACCAGAAAAAGGCGGAAGCCCATTCTGGCGTGACCTATGACGCCGCCGCCCTGAAAACGGCGGTCCCGGGCATCGTTCTGCGCGATAACATCGGCGTGACCGCCGCCGACGCGAAGTGAGGTGGCGCATATGGACCTGAGAAAATTTTTTACCCCCGACGCCATCGCGGCTCAGTGGAATGCGGCGGCGTCCAACAGTATCCCCTATCTGGGGTCTGGGCTGTTCCCGGCGAAGAAAAAGGCGGGGCTGGACCTGTCCTGGCTCAAGGGCTCCAAGGGCCTCCCTGTGTCTCTGATGCCCTCCGCCTTTGACACGAAAGCCACCTTCCGGGACCGCATCGGTTTTGAGAAGCTGGAGACCGAGATGCCCTTCTTCCGGGAGGGCTTCAAGATCAAGGAAAAGGACCGTCAGGAGCTGCTTCGGGTGGCCGATTCCGACGATCCCTACGCCCGGGCCATCATCGACCGGGTGTTTGACGATGCCAACGCCCTGATCGATGGCGCAAATGTGGTTCCCGAGCGGATGATCATGCAGCTGCTGTTCCCTGAGAACGGCAACGCGGGCATTGCCATCCGGGCCAACGGCGTGGAATACGTCTACAATTACGACCCCAACGGTACGTGGAAGAGCAGCAACTACACCGCTCTCGCCGGCGGGGACCTGTGGACCGCGCCCGCTACTGCCGACCCCTTCAAGGCGTTCAAGACGGCGAAGGACGGCGTGAGGGCCCGCACCGGGACCGAACTGACCATTGCCATCATGAACACTTTCACTTTCAACCTGCTGGCGGCGGCTGAGGCGGTGAAGAACCGCTATCTGTCCACCACGAGCCGCTCCCTGAGCTATCTCACCGATGATGAGGTCAAGGCCGTGGTCAGCGGTACCTCCCGGCTTCAGATCGCCATCTACGACAAGCAGTACGCGGACGAGGACAAGGTGGCCCACGCCTTTGTGCCGGACGGCTATGTGGCCCTGGTCCCCGCAGGGGCGCTGGGCAGCACCTGGTACGGCACCACCCCGGAGGAGGCGGACCTCATGGCGTCCCCCGAGGCTGAGGTCTCCATTGTGAACACCGGCGTGGCCATCACCCGGGTCGTTGAGCCTCACCCGGTCAACATCAACACCTTCGCATCTGAGATCATCCTGCCTTCCTACGAGCGGATGGACGAGGTGGCGGTCATCAAGGTGATCGATGAGAGCGCTGTCGCCGCCATGAATGAGGACCAGCCCGCCGCAAAGGCCCGGGCGAAGTAAGGGAAGGAGGCCCGCCGGATGTACGCCGATTACGATTTTTATCTGAATTCCTATTTCGGGAACGCGATCTCGGAGGAGGACTTCCCCAGGCTGTCTGAGCGGGCCTCCGACTACATCAGGGCCGCGACGCAAGGCATCTCCGACCGGGTGGACGGATGGCAGCTGGAGGCCGTAAAAAAGGCGTCCTGCGCCATCGCAGACGTGCTCCTGGACGAGAGCATCCTGACGGCCAGTGTCTACTCCGGGGAGGCGCAGGTGTCCAGCGAGACGGTGGGGGGCTGGTCCCGAAGCTACCGCGCCGCCTCCTTCTCCGCCGCCGAGGCGGACAGCATCAAGACCCGGAAGGCGGACGCCCTCGTGATGTACCTGGGCGGGCTGCCCGCGTTCGCCGGGATATTCAAAGTGAGGAGCTATCCATGCCCGCACCACGCCGAATGAATGCCCCCCGCCGCATGGACGCCGCCCCGGCCCCGCCCATGTTCCCCCACACGATCACCCTCTATAACATCTCCGTAGAGACCGACAGGGACACCTTGAACGACACGGTGACCAATCATATCACCATCCTCAAGGGCGTGCTGGTGGACGCCTCCAAGGCCGTCAACGTGCGGGAGAGCGGGCTTGTGAGCGCGGACGCGGTGGATCTGTACATCCCCTTCGATGTGGAGGCCGTGGACGGGGTGACGGGCGGGGAGAAGGGGTATCTGCCCCCCGTGGAGTTCTGGCGGTCTGAGGACATGGCAAGCCACTGGACGCTGGCGGTGAGCGCCAAAGGGGCAGCGCTGAACGGGTACACCTTCTTCATCAAGGGCGCGGCCCTGCCCCCGGAGGGCACGGCGCCCGAGAAGGTCCGGGAGGTGGTGGAAGCCATGTATGACGATGTGTACAACATCACCAAGATAGACACAAAAGATACCGGCGGCCTGCAGCATTGGGAAGTGGGGGCGAATTGATGTGAGCTTCCTGAAAATCGATATCAGCGAGGATTTTTCCGATGTACTGATGAAAAAGCTGGCCCAGGCTGGACCACGGGCGGCGCATGCGCTGGCAAATCAGATCGCAAAAGACACGGAAGATTTTGTCCCAGCCCTTACAAAGTCCCTCTCTAACCGAACTATGGTTATCGAGAATAAGATCGTCTATCCGGGTCCATATGCGAGATACCTGTACCATGGCAGGGTAATGGTGGACACGGCGACAGGGAAAGGGCCCATGCGGATCGTCAGCAAAGATGGCAGTGAGGTCATTCGCTTCCGCAAAGGGGCGACTCTCAAGCCAACAGACCGGCCCCTTAAAATTCAAAAATCTGTCCATAAACACGCCACAGACCATTGGTTTGAGGAATCCAAAGCCCAAAATATGGATACGTGGACAACTGTGGCAGGAAGGCTGGTGAAGAAGTATATCGGCGAATAAAGAGCGGCGCATGGTTTCGGTGGCGGAGGTGGAGCGCGACAGGATCGGCAGAAAGGTGATCCTTTGGCTGAACAGCTTCCCCGGTCTGCCGGAGGACCTGTCCCTAAATATGGTCGTGCCGGAATCTCACCTTAAGCCGGATGTTCCGGGCATGGCGGTGTCCGCCATCACAACGGCGTACATCAAGAGAGCGTACATTGTGGGCGGCTATCAGGCGGAATATCAATTTGTGGTGATCTACCGTGTCAAGCCTGGGGTCAGCATGGAAAAAACGCTCAAGGCGGATGAATTGCTGAACCAGCTTGGCGACTGGGCCAGCCGGAACAAGCCGGACCTGGGTGCGGGCATTCGGGTAATGGAGGTCATTCCGGCCGCTCAGGCCGAGCTGTATGCGCTGTATGAAAGCGGAGACGAGGACCACCATATACCAATCAAAATTACTTACGAGGTGATTTAATAATGGCATTTTCTTTTAACGTCCCCAAAGGCGAGACCATCGCGCGGGAACTGCTGATCGCGTACCTGAACACAGGCACCGAGTCCGCCCCGGTGTGGTCCCCCATGGGGAAGCGGACCACGGACAGCTCTGAGGAGTTCGACTGGGGCGAGGAGACCAGTCAGGATATTTTGGGCAACAGCTACACCAAGATGAAGAAGCCCACCATGACCCAGACCTTCGACCCCTGGGACCTGGACGGCGGTGACGCGGCCCAGCAGAAAGTCTACCAGCTTGCCATCGTGGAACAGAACGCCCAGGCCCTGACTAACCAGGATATGATGATAGCCCACTTCTACACCACCAGCGGCGGGTCCAGCGCGGGCAGCTTTGCCGAGCGCTATAGCTCCTGCATGGTCAAACCGTCTGGCCTGGGCGGTGAAGGCGGCGGTAATATCGGTATGCCCGTGGACGTGACCTACGGCGGCACCCGGACCGTGGGGACGGCGGCAAAAGGCGCGGACGACACGATCACTTTCACGCCCGGTGAGGAGGATAGCGGCGAATGAAAGAACTTTCGTTTGAGACCGGCCTGGTTTCGTACACCTTGAACGGGCTGGCCCAGGTGTCTTTCAATCCCACAGACAGCGCTTTTGTGGAGAAGCTGTTCAATACCTTCGATACGCTGGACAAGAAGCAGGACGAGTACAAGGCGGAGGTGGAGCGGACGGCGGACAGCCGGGAGGTGTTTGATGTGGCCCGCCGGTGGGATGCGGAGATGCGTTCCATGATCGATGAGACGTTTGGACAGCCGGTGTGCGAAGTGCTGTTTGGCGGCATGAACGTGTACGCGATGGCCGGCGGCGTCCCGGCGTGGGTGAACCTCATGCTGGCCATCATCGAGGAGATCGATACCTCGTTCGCCAGAGAGCAAAAGGCGACCAATCCGAGATTGCAAAAGTACATGAGCAAATATAAGAACCGGAAATGAACTACGAGCTTCCTGAAAGCCTGGAGATCGGGGGGACCGAATACGCCATCCGGAGCGGTTACAGGGCGGCGCTGGACGTGTGTGCCGCCCTGACCGACCCGGAGTTGTCTGGGCAAGAAAAGACTCTCGCCGCGCTGTGCATCTTCTATCCCCGGTACGAGGACATCCCTCCGGAGCATCTGCACGAGGCGATGGACAGGCTGCGCTGGTTCATTGATTGCGGGGCGGAGGAAAGCCCGGAGCGGCGGTCCCCGCGGCTGGTGGATTGGGAACAGGACTTTCCCATCATCGCGGCCCCGGTGAACCGGGTGCTGGGAACAGAGATCAGGCGCAAGACGGGGCCGGAGGACCACGGGATCCATTGGTGGACGTTCGTCTCCGCTTATCAGGAGATTGGCGACTGCACCTTTGCACAGGTTGTCCGCGTCCGGGACCGAAAGGCCCGAGGAAAAGCCCTGGACAAGCAGGACCGGGAATGGTATCGCCGAAACCGCGATCTGGTGGACCTCAAAACCCAGTACACCAGCGCGGAGGAGGAACTTTTGAAAGAGTGGGGCGGCGCATAGCCGCAACGCAAAAAGGCGGTGACGGTATGAATGCGATCATTGTAAACGGTACGGCAAAAGAAATTGCCGCCCTTGCATTAGAGGTACAAGGGCGGCGGCGCGGAATTGCGCGCCCGGTCAAGGTTCCAGCCCAAGCGTTTGCTAAAGCTGTGTACGAAGCCACTCGTGATAAGTCTCAAGAAGATTGAGCGAGTATCCTGCGGATCTCACCATAATATCAAACGCGATTTTACTTATAAACGCATTTGCATTTTCCGCAGTAAACTCTTCGATGTGGTAAATGTTGAGCATTGATTCACCAAACATATCCACAAATTTTTCTTCGCTCAATGTACTCTTGAACTCCTTGAAATCAGGGATATCCACTTTATTCACCCCCTTCCCGCCCTTATCATACCACACATGATCGACATGCGCACCTTGAAAACTTCATAGAGATAGCAGAAATTTTGATCTTCATTGGTTGAACGCCGGGGCTAGGGTCGCTCCCGAAAAGCGGATAGCCTTGCCGCCTGCCCCGGCTCAACATATAAGGAAGCGCCGAAATCCTCCACGTTCGACCTGAAATATTTCACAGTGGAAAGGGGGTCACTGCCGCAGTGACAGTTAATGTTTTAGGAACGGAGTACTTCATCACCACAAAGAAATACGATGAGGATGAATACTTTAAGCAGGCTGGCTGCAACGGATATTGCAGCGGTTCTATGAAGGAAATCGTCCTTTGCGAAATGTCCACGTATCCCGGCTGGGAGAATGAGACACAAGTGGTTCGAGACATCCAAACCAAAGAAACACTGCGACATGAAATTGTTCATGCATTTTTTAACGAGAGCGGCCTCGCCTGTAACAGCAGCTCGGTTGATGCATGGGCCCGCAATGAGGAAATGGTGGACTGGTTCGCCCTACAAGGCCCGAAAATCTACATGGCGTGGCAGAAGGCCTGTGCGCTATGACAAAAGATAAAGCCCTGTACGCTTTTTCTCAAGCTTTGGTATTCCGGCCTACCCGAATGCCGCCGCACTGGCCCTGGACAGCGGGCTCGCCCTGACAGCATGAACAAAAACCCCCTCCGCGTTTAGCGAAGGGGGCAAGGCAAGCTTAAATAAGATAACTGTTGTTGCTACGTTTGTTCATCAAAATTCGTTTTATCCCCATAATGTCGTTTCGACTCTTTATTTTCCCTTGTTCAACGAGTTTTAGAAAGCGCATGGCCTTGCTTTGAACTACGGAGTTGACCCTTTTGTTTCTGCTGATATAATGGCGGCGGTCTATGGTGAAAGGGGCTTTGATGTAATCTTCGCTGATGGGGAACATATCTCCAATCAGAAAAACACGGTCAATTGAGGCAATGGGTGCTATATGGTAATACAAGCAATTGCCGGATCCGCGACTTTGCTCTACTTTCTGTATTTTCATGGCGTAGTTGTTTGTCTGAGAGCTCAATGGGATGACCCACAAAATCCCGTCATTGTCTTTCAGCAGATAGTAGTATGGACGATGTTCGTTTTTGTTGTCCATCCAGTATGGCCGCTTGAAATCCAAAAAATATTTTCCTTTGACCGTGTAAAGGCCGTGAACCACCAAATCATTCATCTCTCTGCGCCACCTTGCATTTAAGAACGCCCTCCGCTGGAGAGCAGAGGGCGTTGGTTCGAGCCTGGACTTATACCCCGCATCCAGGCAAGCGGCCGTCGTAAGCAAGTCGCACTCTTGTAGGCCGCTGGCGACAGGCGGCATTGGGGCGATGGGCAGATGGGAGGATACAAAGTGTATCGTCTATCTGGCAAGCGAAATCCGCTTGCACGTCTAGTATACGCACGAACGAGAAGAAAGTCAACAGAACGATGAAAAATATTTCTGGGCAAGTTGACGGGATTTCCAGGAAATCCGCTTGACGCGGACAATATTTTGTTAAAATGTGAAGGATGTTTTATGAAAGGGGGCAAAAATATGGATCTCCAGGAGCGGATAAAAAGGCTCGAGCGACTTTTCCTAGTTCTGTGCGTCACCGTTCTCCTGCTCGGTGTTTTCGGCATTGCTCTCACGCTGCGGGTCAGGCACCTCATTAGTGTTCTCAGCTTCTTCGCGGAGCGCATCAACTCTATCGGCCAAGTAATAGATTCCATCGCCAATAGTATTAAGAGCATCAATTAGCTCCCGTTCGGCTTGTAATTCGACCCTCTTTAATTCTATTTGCGTGTCGCGTTGCTCAATTGCCCTGTCAAGCTGCTCGTCTGGAAGTTGTTGCATGATTCCAAAGAAAATGGTGATCAACAAGGTCAAAATTGAAATAGCGTTGGAAAGTGTGAGCTTCTGTTTTGGATGTTCGGTTATGCTTTCCAGCGTAGAAATTTTCTCTTTGTTTTCTTCAGTGTGCTCTAAATAGGGGATTGCTTTTTCTACAGAACGTAGCGTTTCGTCTGGAATAGTTATCTCCAGCGCCATCAATACGGCCTCTCCATATGTTTCTTTCAACTGTTCAAGCGCAGATGAAAGAATTTCTATGGACTGCGGCAATGACTGGGCGTAGCCGTCTAACATCAATTTTGAAATCGAGTTTGCGTAGCCAGAAAAAACGGCAGCTATGTTTTGAAACATTGCTGGATAGTCTGCTGTGTACCCGGTCAAGGATTCTTTTAAGACGTCAAGCGCCGCCCACATCCCGGGATAATCATTTTCATACATGTGTATTCCCCCAAATTTTATAGTGGAAATAATCCAGAGTCAAGCTGCTTCAAAAGAGAGATTATCCAATCGCGGTCCCAAAGGGACACACCTGTGGCAGTGGCAAGCTCTTTTGCTCCTGCCGTAAAGTGCCTGTTGGTCATAACGGCACCGACCTGGCACTTATATATTACAGAACCAGCAAACACTTCTTGTACTGGCTTGTTCCCTAGATCAGATGAATAGCATTTGCATTGAACGGCGTATCGAACGCCGTCCAGCGTGGCGAGAACATCAACTCCTTGGTCTCCGCTCCCACGAGTAACTTCTACATCCACAAGGCCAGACGCCTTTAACAAATTGGCGCACCACCGTTCAAAAGTGTGCCCGTCCATTTTATCGATACGCTCAAGTTCAACCTCAATGGGTGTTTTCCCCATCTGCTGGCGACGCCATGCCATTTCTTCGGCAATAATGCGGGCACAATCAACATTTTGATAGGCAGAGCGCATAGAAGAGGCCCTGATCTGAGGCTCCCTCTCAACGTGCTCCAAATTTTGACCAACGGATGCCAGCACTTCCCGCATTGCTTCTTCTGCAAACTTTTTCGTATCGTCTGAAAAATGATTTTTAACTTCATTTATTGAGAGAACAAAACGCTGGGCTTCTTGCTTTTGCAGATATTCAGATGCATTATATTTCTCCTTAATATTCTCGATCGATTGGCCGGCGCTTCTGTCGATTGCATCTCGCATGTGAGCTTGAAATTCCTTCTTTAGTCTATTGTATGTGTGAGCGGGTTGCTCTCGCATTTGGGGCGGATTTGCTCCTAAAAATACAATATGTTGTAGAGCACGCATAATTTTATCGTACAAATTTACAAAAGTTACAACATCTCTTGTTTTATTCATCTTTGGAACATTGATCACGATATCCCAAAGCAATTCTTGAACTTCTTCGCTGTTTTCGGGGCTTTTTCTTCGTGCATCAGAGAGATCCCCCGTGCTCCCTATTTTTACTATCCTCTCTGCAAAGTCCCTTTTCTTCCATTTGAAGGGTTCCATGAGCCCCACCCCCTTTGATTTCAAAATACCATATTGCACGCCTCATGTCCACTATATGCACAAAATATTTCTTGAAAGCCTCTTGACATAACCGTTAGATGTACGTATAATGTGCTTATAACGAAAGCGGGAGGTGAAAAGATTGTCCCCACGCGAAAAGGCCAACACCGAGAGGGTGAGCACGTTCCTTTCCGAAAAGCACCTTGCCCAGCTTCGGCAGGAAGCGGAAGAGAAGGGAACGAACGTCAGTGCACTGATACGCATGATTGTTTTGGAGCACTTGGCCACAAAAAAATGAAAACAACCCGTTCCGCCCTGACAAGCAAACGAGTTGTTTTCAGAAACACCAGGAGGTTTCCCAACTGGATACCTCAGTATACCATAGGGGAGACCTCCGCGCAAGAAGAAAAGGAGGTTTTCAGGAAAATGACCGAGATCGAGAAGATGCAGAAGTACATCGAGCGGACGAAGCTCAACAAAGACAGCATGTGCTTGCACTGGCCCGAGGCGATGGAGCTGGCAAGAGCTGCTGCGCAGACAAAGGGCGATGCTTTCAAGATGATCGCCCTGGCCTTCAACTACGGCAAGGCCAAGGGCTACCGGGCCGCGAAGGCGGAGAGGAGGGCGGCGGTATGACGGTGAAGGAGTTCTTCGACGTGGCCGAAATCCCCACCTCGTTCTGCCTGTACATCGGTAACGGCCAAGAGGTCAACATCGGCCAGGAGGACACAGCGTTGGTGGAGGCGTTCGGAGATATCGAGATCGACAAGATCATGCTCCCCGGCCAGCCCTGTGGCGTGAACGCCAAAACTATCCCCGTCAGGAAGGGGGCGGCGGTATGAACGGCTTGAAGGTCCAGGACTTCCACGGCAGGCAGGTCATCGACAGCCGGGACGTGGCGGAGCCGTTAGAGGATAGGTTAGCATTGCTCGATAAATGCATTGAAAGCGCTATGGATATCGGGAAAACCGATGTTGTAATGGCAATCGGGGTTATTGAAAGCGCATTCTCTTTAGTTGACACTCCTTGGCTTGAAACCTGTGTTATGCAAACATTTCTCAATTTTTTTACTCAATGCCAACCTTCGGAAAAGGACGTGTATGCTTGGTTCCGCAAGAATTATAAAATGGCGTTGGGGGATGAATTTGATATCGTAAGGCTTCACAACGACCCTAAGCACATTCCTGATTTTTGGGTGTGTTCTGGAAGTCTATGTTTTCCGGTTGAATGCAAATTGCATGATTTTGATGAAAAGGCACTGAATCAGTTGAAGCGGTACATGAACTTTTATAATTGCAGTCGTGGCGTTGCCGTTGCTCAAAGATGTACGTGTAAATTACCGGAAAGCATAATCTTTATATCTTTTCGACTCTCCGAAATTATAAACACTTCTTCGGAGGAGGCAAAGCAGGTATGAGCGACCTCCAAATTTTCAACAATGAGCAGTTTGGGAAAATCCGTGCTGTGGAAATCGATGGAAACCCGTGGTTCTGCCTGGCAGATATTTGTAGGCCACTTGGATTGCAACCGAAATATTGTAAGGAGCGTTTGAAAACGGATGGGGTCGCTACGACCGACCTCGCCGACTCGCTGGGCAGACCGCAGAGGATGATTATCGTCAACGAAGGCAACCTCTACCGCGCCATCTTCCAGAGCAAGAAGCCGGAGGCCGAGGCATTCACCGATTGGGTGACAGAGGAGGTCCTTCCGGCCCTGCGCCGCACCGGTACATACGCTATCCCAGCAGCCCCGGCCCGGGTGAGTTTCCCCGAGGGGGTATCCCTGAGCGGACTGGCAAAGCTCATCTCCGTGACCCGCCGGGTCATGCTGGACGCGGGGAGTTCGCCCCACGATGTATGCGGCATGGTCCGGGAGACGTTCGGGGCCGTGGGGCTCCCGGTCCCGTCCACGTTCCCCAAGCAGATTCCCGGGCAGATGAGTTTGTTTGAGCACAACGAAGGAGGGGCGGCGGTATGAAGGACACCATGAAGCTCTATGAGCTGACCATCAACGAGCAGGGCATTCGCTTCCGCCACGCCAACCCGCATCCGCTGACGGCGGAGCAGAAATTCAGTATCGGCATGGCGCTGATCGGGCTGGCGGTGGTCCTGGGGTTCTTCGGGTTCATCGCGTTGGCCATGCAATGATGGCTGGAGCCGACAAAGCTCTTGAAATGGGGCGCGCTGTAGGCTATAATATGATCAGTACAACGAAAAGGAGGGTGCAAGTCATGGGAATGACCGATCTGCAGTTCAAGAGCTATCTGAAGGGCATCCTTCGGTGGCTGGACGAGGCAAAGAACCAGGAGACCAAAGAGCAGGTGCTGAAAACGCTGGAAAAGCTGGAAAAGGACCTGCGCGAGGACCTGCAGGGCTGAGCGACAACTGAACGATCGAAATTCCCGCTATCTCTATGAGGTTGAGATAGCGGGAATTTTTTATGCTGTGAAAGGCGGTGGTATTATGCCATCTTCTACTGTTGACGGGTCCGTTGTCATTGACGTTGATATGAACGTAGATGATGCGGAAAAAGAGCTGGCACGGCTCAAAAAGCGGGTGTTCAAGCTGGAGGACGAAATCGGAGAAAAGACATTTCGCCGAAGCGCCCTTTCCTCAGAGCTGATCAAGGCCAGGAAAGAACTGAAAAGGCTTCAGAACGAGGAACCGGCCACCCTCATCGACGGTCAGTTTGCCGACAACTCCGAATATTACAAACTGCTGGGGGACGCCCGGGAGAAGGTATCCCAGCTTTCCAAAGAGCTGGAAAAGGTGGACGGGGAGATCGACGCCCAAAATGTTTCCCTGGAGTGGACCAAACAGCGGTATGGGGAAATCGCCCAGGAGGCGGAACGGCTCAGAGCGGCACAAGAGGTCCAGACGCATAACCCAGCTCTTAAAACAACGGACGAGGTCAAGGCCAGGCTCCAAGAGCTTGAGGGCATGGGGAAATGGTTCGGCGACAAAGACTATGACAAGGCATATGGGAAGCTCCTGCACATCAACGAGGTGGTCAAGGACCATAAGCGTGAGATCATGCAGACAAGCGCCTACATGGAGGAGATGTCGGACAGCGCCGGAATCTCCGACCAGCGCATTGCGGACCTGGGGCAGGAGCTGGATATGCTGAAAGGCAGAATGCGGGCACTGACTCGCGCCGGAATCGGCTTTGGACACCAGGAGTACGACGATATCGCGGCCAGAATCGCGGCCATCAACCGAGAAATAAAGGAATATAAGGCCGCATTGACGGATGTTCCCGATGATGGTGGGCTCCAGGAGCTGGCGGACAACGCCCATGTTGCAGATGAGTATATTGATGGCCTGAACCAAGAGTTGGTCCGGTTGAAAGCTCAGAAGAAAGAAATGGAATCGGCGGGATTGGGGCTTGGAATCCAAGAATATGACGAAGTCGTCACCCGTATCGCCGAAATCAATCGGGAGCTGAAAGGGTACAAGGACGCGCTGACCAGCATCCCAGAGGAAGATGTTTTCGAGGAAACCGCAGAAAGCGCGGAAATAGCGAATCAGCACATTGTTGAGCTGAATGAAGAGCTGTCCAATTTGAAAGAAAAGCAAAAGGAGCTTTCTGAGCAGGGGATAGGGCTGGGATTTCAGGAATATGACAAAAATTCCTCCCGCATTTCTGAGATTACCAAAGAACTGAAAGAGTACCAAAAGGCTCTGAGCGGGGAGGGCTCGAAAAACGCCGCGGCGGAGCAGGCGGACTACACGGCTAAAGCGGCGGGAAAAATGTCCTCCATCCTAAATAAAATGTCCAGCACCATGAAGGGGGGGAGCTCTTCCACCATCCAGGGAATCGGCTCAGAATTGAGCCGATTGAATCCTAAGCTGGCGGCAGCCATCGCGGCCATCAAGCTTTTGAAGGCGGCTATGGACAAGGTGGTGGAATCGGCAAAGAAATTTGTCCGTTCCTTTGTCGAGGGGCTGCAAAAAGGGCTGGACGCGTTGAAAAAATTCAGCAAATTCGCGGTGGAGGCGTTTCAAAAAGCCGCCATGGGAGCGCTGGCTCTGCTGGAGCGCATGAACGTGTTCCCCAAAATGTTCAGCTCCATCGGGAAGTCACTGAAGGGGTTGGGGCGGACCATCAAAAGCGCCCTGGTGTTCTCGGTGATCTACAAGGGCCTATCCCTCGTGCGGACTCAGATGGGCGCATATCTCATGGTAAATGCCCAGTTCTCTACAGCACTTCGGCGCCTACAAGGAGTTTTGCTGACGGCGTTCCAACCGATCTATGAGGTGGTGGTCCCGGCGCTGACCGCCCTTATCAATGTGCTGTCGCGGGCCATCGCAGCGGTGACGCAGTTTGTGGCGGTGCTGTTCGGAAAGACGGCCAAGCAGGCCCAAACCAACGCCAAAAACCTCTATGAACAGGCGGGGGCGACCGCCGCTGCCGGGAGCGCGGCGGAGGAGGCGGCAAAGCAGATGGCCGCGTTCGACGAGATCAATAAGTTGGAGGGGAGCAAGTCAGCCGGAGGGGGCGGCGGCGGGGGAGGCGTGGGCACCGGACCGCTGTTCGACTGGGAGTATGAGGACCTTCCGTTCAACTCCTGGGGCGAGGCACTCAGCGCGTTCCTGGACAAGCTGCTTGGGAATATTCCACAATTGAAGGAAGCCTTCAAGGAGTTTGCTGACTGGCTGAACAATCTGACCAAAAAGCTCTATGACATGTTCACCTTTCCCGGCGTACTGGACAAGGTGAAGCAACTGGGCCGGGACCTGGCGGACGCACTCAATTATCTGGTGGAGCAGATCAACTGGTATCAGTTGGGACAGGCGCTGGGCGCTGGGCTGAATCTGGCGCTGAACTTCCTGACCAGCTTTCTGTATGGGTTCAACTGGATGAACCTGGGGGCGTCGCTGGCGGCAATGGTGAACGGTCTGGCCTCCGAGATTGACTGGTACGAGTTTGGGCGGCTGCTGTGGTCCGGATTCAAAATCGGGTTAGAAACACTGGCAGGATTCCTGCTGGGACTGGACATGCCATTGATGGCGCAAGCGGCCAGTAATATCGTGATCGGGTTCTTTACAGAGATGAAGAACACCCTGGAGCGGATACCCTGGGGAGAGATCGGGAGGCAGATCGCCGATTTTCTGGTCAACCTGGATTGGTACGGTATGCTGTCCGCCGTCACATCCGCCATCGCGGCGGGGCTTATGGCAGCGGTGGCTGGAATCCGTGGCTTCCTGGACCGCATTGTGCCGGAGCTGGACAGGATAGCCCGTGAAATCGTCCAAGCGCTGATCGAGTTTTTCCGGGACAAGGTGGAGTGGGACCAGCTGGCCCAGACCATTGGGGACGGTATCGCGGCGGCGCTTCATTTCATTGCCGAGCTGCTGGACCCAAATCTGTTCTATGAGATTGGCAGCGCCATCGGGGATTTCCTTGTTAACCTCCCGTGGGCGGAGATATTCGACAGCCTGACCGAGGCCCTGGCCAACGGCATCAACGCGGCAATCGCGGCGCTACGGGGTCTGCTGGATCAAATGACTCCTGAGAAGCTGCGGGAAATTGCGGACGGAATCGCCCAAAAAATCAATGAGTTCGTCCAAGACGTTGAGTGGGGCGAGCTGGGGCGGACCATCAGCGAGGGCATTGAGGCGGCGCTGGATTTCATGATCGAGCTGATGGATCAAATTGATTGGGATTCTGTTGGAGCCGCAATCTGTGAATTCCTGGAAAATATAGACTGGGAAACCCTGCTTTCAAAATGGGGGACCCTCATGGGAGAGTTTATAAACGCAAAACTGAAAGCGGTCGATCTGTCCGGCGCACTTGATGTCGGCATGGATATTGTGGCTGGACTTGCAAAAGGGATGTGGAATAAATTTCAGGAGTCCGGGGGCGTTCTCGGGTGGCTGAAATCGCTGCTGGTGGACCCGATTCTTGATGGCGTTATGAGCCTGTTCGGCATTCACTCCCCGTCCACTGTTTTTGAGGGCTTTGGCAAGAATTTGATCGAGGGGCTTGGAATCGGCCTTTCCAACACGTGGCACAATATTACAGATTTCTTTGGGGAGAAGCTCGAGGGAATCAAGACGGCCCTTTCACAGGCGTGGGACAACGTGAAAACCACGGCTTCTGAAAAGTTTGGGAACATAAAGCAGGATATCATTGACATCATGGGAAAGCTGAAGGACCACGACTGGAACGGTATCGGCTCCACCATCATGAACAAACTCTGGAGCGGGCTGAAGAACGTGTGGAACGATGTTTCAAGCTGGGCCCGCAACGTGGGCTCCAACCTGGCCAACGCGTTCAGCGGCGTGAAGAGCAGTATTTCCGGCATCAAGAGCGTGGGGACCGGCTATACTGGGCGCATGTCCGTCCAGTCTATGCCCGATATCTCCACCTACCGCATCCCGGCGCTGGCCCAGGGCGCGGTGATCCCGCCCAACCGGGAGTTCCTGGCAGTGCTGGGAGACCAGCGGCATGGGACCAACATTGAAGCGCCGACCTCTGAAATCGAGGGGGCCGTGGCGCGGGGCATCCGCGCTGCTGGAATTGGCGGAGGGAATAGGCCCATCACCGTTATTCTTCAGGTGGACCGCCGGGAGCTGGGCCGCGTGGTGTACGAGGTCAACAACGAAGAGACACAGCGGGTCGGTGTCCGTTTTGCGGAGGTGCGCGGATGAGCAGATATGTATTCACAGTAGACGGCAAAGAGTTCCGCCACATCCATGTGGTGAGTGTGAAGCGCTCCTTCGCGGTGTTGGACGGCGAGAACGCGGGCCGAACGATGGACGGAGCCATGCAGCGGGATATCATTGGTACATACTACAACTATTCCTTGGAAATCGACCCAGAGGACAGCGATCCGGCGGAGTACGATGAGTTCTATGAAACGATCTCTGCCCCAGTGAATAGCCATCAGGTGACATTCCCCTATGGACGGGACGTGCTGACCTTTTCCGCCTATGTGGCGAATGGAGAGGATGAGTTATTTGACGCCAGCGGGGGGAATCGATGGAACGACCTCACCATCAATTTCGTGGCGATGAAGCCCCAACGGAGGCCGTCATGAGCGTCCGCATCGTATACCAGGACATTGCAGCCGGGGCGGACGAGGACGCGATGGTGAGCGCCCAGGACGCGGCCTCCTTCGCGGACGTGTCCCTGCTCCCCTTCGGTTCGGACCACGCCCCCATCGCCGCCCTGGGGCCGGGGAGCTGGCTCCTGGACGGCTCCCGGGAGATACTGGACCGCCAGCCCGTCGGCTTTTGGTCCAAGGCCATGAGCGGGGCGGACGGGCGGTTTGAAAGCCCGCCGGAGATCGTCATCGAGTTTGATGAGCGCTACACCTCTCCCGGCCTGTACCTGACCTTCGACCCGGCTTCGGGGGAGTACTGCGGCAGCGTCACCATCCAATGGTGGCAGGGGGCGGCGAAGCTGTACGAGGGCACCTACCGCCCCACAGGGGTGGAGCACTTCTGCGCCCACACCGCCGAGGCTTACGACAAGGTGGTGATCCGGCTGGACAGCACCAGCGTCCCGTACCGCTTCGCCAAGCTGTCAAAAGTCATGTTCGGCGTGTTGCGGGAGTTCCACAGGGAGGAGCTGCGCAACGTGCGGGCCACCCAGGAGGTCAGCATCATCTCCTCTGAGGTCGCCGTCAACACCCTGGATTTCACCCTGGACAGCGAGGCGGACGTGGAGTACATGTTCCAGCTCAAACAGCCGGTCTCCGCCTACGACGGGGAAACGCTGATCGGGGTATTCTACATCGACGGCTCTAAGCAGCGGGGCCGGGGGCTCTACGATGTGTCCTGCATCGACGCGGTCGGGGTGCTGGACGAGGACCCCTACCCGGCCCGGATGTGTGTGGACCAGCCCGCCCGGGCGCTCATCGAGGACATCCTGGACGGCCATTTCGAGCTGGAGCTGGACCCGGTCCTTCAGGCGGCCACGGTCACGGGCTACCTGCCCGAGGGGTCCCGGCGTCAGGCGCTGCAGCAGGTGGTCTTTGCCCTGGGGGCAATGACGGACACCAGCGGGAGCGGCGCTGTGCGGGTGTACAAAGACCGGGAGGCCAGCCCGAAAAAGATACCGCTGGACCGGCTGTACACCGGCGGCACGGTGGACAAGTCCGCCATCGTCACCGCCGTCCGGGTGCTGGCCCACTCCTACAGCGCCACGGGGGAGGGGAACGACACGGTGGAAGTGGGGGGCGTGACCTACTACCACACCACCTCCGCCATGACCATCTCCAACCCCAACGTCACGGCCAGCGACAAGCAGAACGTGGTGGAGGTGAAAGAGGCGACGCTGGTGGGTCCCGGCAATGCGGCGGCGGTGGCCCAGCACCTATACAGCCACTACGCCAAACGGGACAGGCAGACGATCAAGATCGTGATGGACGGGGAGAAGCCGGGGGACCACATCGCGGCGGCCACCCCCTGGGGCACGGTGATGAACGGGTACATCACTTCCATGCGTATCGTGCTCAGCGGCATCGCGGCGGCGGAGTGCGAGGTGGTGGGCACCGATGTCAAAAGCGTGGGGGACCCGGAGCTGCGCATGAGCGGCGAATTTATGACGGGGGCGATCTGACATGGACAACATCCTGGACACGCTGATCACAGACCGCACCCAGGCGGATGTGGACCGCGCCCGGTATCTCAACGGGCTGTGGGACCCCAGGGCCCTGCAATGGCGCGGAACGCCCCAGGAGCGGGCGGAGTGGGAGGCCGGGCCCCGCGGGGCCTATGGCTTTGGGGACATGAACCGGGTGACCCAGGCGGCGGCGTATCTCATCGGGCAGCTGGAAGAGCTGGGCTACAGCGTGGATGTAGAGGACGTGACCCCGGCCTATACCATCCGGGCTGACGTGTTCCCGGCGGAGGGCGGCGCGGTGTCCGGCATGGGCGTGTTCTATGAGGGCGAGACCGCCACCGTGACAGCCCAGGCCGGGGCGAAATATGACTTCGCCGCCTGGATGGAGGCGGGGGAGCCCGTCAGCGAGGACCCGGTCTATACCTTTGTGGTGGAGCGGTCCCGCAGCCTGACGGCGGCGTTCGCATTGAAGCGGTTCCGGGTGACGGCGGCCGTGGACCCGCCGGGAGCCGGAGAGACCGCCGGAGCGGGCGCCTACGACATCGACACCGCAGTGACCGTGGCGGCGGCAGCGGGAGAGGGCTACGTGTTCACCCGCTGGACCGAGGGCGGCGAGACCGTGTCGGAAGGGCCGGAATACACCTTCGTGCTGGACCGGGACCGGGATCTCGTGGCGGTCATGACCAAGACCCACATCATCTCGGTGAGCGCGAACGACGGGGGCGGCGGGACCGTCACCGGGAGCGGCACCTATCTGGACGGCCAGACCGTCACCGTGGCGGCGGTGGCCGGAGAAGGGTACGAGTTCGCCGGGTGGACGGAGGATGGAGCCGCGGTCAGCATGGAGCCGGTGTACAGCTTTGCCGCTGGGGCAGACCGGGAACTGGTGGCGGTGTTCGTCAAGACATATGTGGTCGCACTTTCGGCGTATCCGCCTAGCACGGGAGAGGTGTCGGGAGGCGGGACCTTCCAGGAAGGGCAAGAGATCACTATCACCGCCACCCCCGAGAGCGGATATCGTTTCGTGGCCTGGATGGAGGACGGGGAGGACTCCAGCCCTGGACCCGCATCGACACCCGGAGACGGAAGAACAGCGAGGTGACCGATATGGAAACAACAGCAAGAAGCACCGGAGGCGTGGTGGTGAGCACCGACCCAACCTACACCTTCACCGTCACTGGTGACCGCACCCTGACCGCCGTATTTGAGCAGATCCCTGTGTACACCATCACCGCCGCCATCGACCCAGAGGGGAGCGGCACGGTCACGGGAGCGGGGCGGTATCAAGAGGGCGAGACTGTCACCCTGACTGCGGAACCGGCGGACGGCTACGAGTTCACAGGTTGGCAAGAGGGCGGGCAGACAGTGAGCACCAGTGCCAGGTACAGCTTTACGGCGGCGGGGGATAGGACGCTTATTGGCGTCTTTGCTGTGGCATCGTTGCTGCCCAAAGGCTATACCCAAGTGGAATATATACATACAGACGGGAATTGTGGCATCATCGCAAGCCCCGCAGAGATGCCATATACTTTTTCAAAAATAAGGACCCACATAAGATTCCAGCTGGACAGCGGGATACGCAGCTCCTGGTTCCAAATGATGGGGAACTACAGAAGCACAGCCGTAAATTCCAATTACGTCGGAGGGAATTGCATAGCGGTCCGCCAATACAACTCCTCCTACATATACGCGTCTTATGTCGGCGGCAAATCGACAAGCGGAGGGGCCGCGATAGAGTCTTATTTTTGGGTGACCGTAGACCCCTATAAAACCCCGTTCGAAATAAACTTGTCCCCAAGCGAAGGCGTTTTTACGCTGTCGAACGGGTCCGCAACCGGGTCAAAAGTCCCGCCAACTGGAGAAGAGCAGTATGCTTCAACGTATCCATACGAAACCGGCCTTTTTGGCAGAAGAAGCTCCAGATATAGTGGGAACGCATGGTCGAGCTCCTATGAGTACCCGTTCGCCATGAAGCTTTTCTCCATAAGATTCAGCACGACCAGTGGGACCGATATCCACGATTATGTTCCGTGTAAAGACCCGTCCGGCGTTCCCGGCCTCTACGACATTGTCAGTAAAAAATTCTTTGGCTCGACAACGGGCACGGCGTTCACCGCCGGCCCCGCCGTGTAAAAGGAGTGACCCCCAAATGGCGACCCCCCCACGCGTCTGGACCCGGGAGGACATCCCCGGCCCGGAGGATGCCCAAAAATACCTGGACATGGTCCAGGCCATCCGCAACGCCTTTCCGGCGCTCCCTGGCCTTCCCGAGGTCCCGCCGGATATGGAGCATTTCACCTGCCAGGAGGCCAATGACATCGAAGCCATCCTGGCCCGCGTTGGATGGGCGGTAGAGTCCATCCCACAGAGCCGGGTATATTCCGGAGAATTTGAAGCAGGAGGTATTTGAACATGCAGGACGCGATCTCTTTGGGTACGGGGAATTCCCGGTATCTGAAATCGGTGGGCGGCTTTATGGCGCTGTACCCGTCCTATGAGGACTTTGCGGCCGCGCTGGTGGCGGGGACGCTGCCCATCGACCTGAACGGCATCGACCCGGACGGCTGGGCCCAGCAGGGGACGGCGCTGGACAAAGCCCATCTGCTCACCGACGCCACGGCGGCGCTCATGGACCTGGGAAGCGAGGCGTCGGTCAACGACGCGCTGGCCACGCTGGCGCAGAAAGCGGCATCGGCGGAACGTCTCATCACCTATGGAACGGCGGACCTCGCGGAGGGGGCCTCGCTGGCCGCGGGGACGATCTATGTCAAGTATCAGTAAGGCGGTGGAGCTGTGAGCACCAGATATGTTTGGGACAAGTGTGAAATCGCAAAGGTGCCGAAAGAACGGATAAAGGATAAGAACACATTTTATGACTATAACCTAGGAGATAAAGTATATTTATCGTCCTCTATCACGGTCAATTCAGACGGCACAGCCAATTTGACTGGAAATGTAAAAAGTTATGAGACATCAGGCACCAATAACGGCTCAACATTTATTTATGATGTAAGCGCTGAAACATATAAATATTTTGCAGTCGGGAAAAACAATGTTGAAGAATATGTTGAATCCCATGGATTCGGGTATTGGAGTGTACGCAGGGACAACTATACCATTGTGGTGGAAATAAACACCTACCACAGCGATGGGAGCATCCTCCCACCCGGGCAAGAAAGTTTCACTGTTCACTACTTAGCGGCAGCACAAGGCTCCAAAATCAGCACTGTGTCCAGCGCAAACAATAACGCGTATCCGCAAAACGGCGTGTCAGGCTCCAACTGGTACGTTTACAAGGGCTCCGACTCCATCGACCCGCTGAGTGTCACTTACTCCACTGACAGGCCGGAGAGGGGGGAGGCGGTGACGGTCCTCGTAGAGCCGCGCAAAACGGAGGAATCCGCCCCGCGGTGGGCCGTGTCCTCTCTGCCGGCCTCCTCGAGCTGGGACGATGTCGCATATGGAGAGGGACGATTTCTCGCGGTTGGCGACGGTTCGATCGCCTACAGCGTGGACAACGGGAAAATGTGGTCATCCGTGACACAGCAAGCCATTGACGATGCACGGTCGATCGCATATGGGAACGGTGTGTTTGTGGCCGCAGGATTTGGCGAAGCTGCGTTCAGCACTGATAGGGGGGCCACTTGGACTGCGGCAGAAGTTCCCAAAGGAAATTGGTCCGCGATATGTTACGGAGGCGGAAAATTTGTCGCTATCGATGCGGCTTCCGGTTCATCAAGGGCGATATACAGTGCAGACAGCGGTAAAACGTGGCGTGAAACGGCTATCTCATCGGGACTTGTAATGCTCGGCATTTGCTATGGGAACGGAAAGTTTGTGCTCGTGGGCAACCAGGAAGAAGGCGATGGATTTTCTGCTTGCAGCACAGATGGGGTCACTTGGAACGTATACCAGATCAAACGGCCGGCTGGGACGAACGTGACAGGGTATTGGCGGGATGTTGCTTTTGGTGATGGGAGATTTGTTTCCGTCAATAGCTCGGGACAGTCTGCTTACAGCGCGGACGGAGAAAACTGGACTGGGGTCACTATGCCGGGGGATGGCACATGGAGTGGCCGTGACTGGACTGGCATTGCCTATGGGAGCAAAAAATTTGTGGCAATGGCAGAAAATAGCGAAGTTTCTGCCTATAGTGAAGATGGCGGCGTCAGCTGGATCGAGATGGCGCTTCCTCGATCGATAACGTGGCCCAAGATCGCGTATGGAGATGGCGGTTTTGTTGCGATATCATCGACAGGAAATATATCTGTTTATTTGCCGGATGAAACAAGCGTGGGTTATGAAGTCTCCTATCTCTATCAATATTCCGTTGACGGCGGAAGGACCTGGACCACGACTGGTGATATCACAATAGAGACGCAGCTGGATATCATAGTTCCGGAAAGTGCAGAGCAGTTCATGGCCCGGGTGAGGGCGCAGGACGATATCGGGTTCACTTCTGCGGACTATGTGACTGGGGCCAACTTGGAGGTCCAAACTATGCGCCTGTGGGTCGGCGTGGATGGCGCAGCCAGGAGGGGCCGCAAGCTGTGGGTCGGTGTAGATGGCGCGGCCCGTCCAGTGACCCGGGCGTGGGTGGGCGATGAGAACGGAAAAGCCAGGAGGTGGTTTTGATGTAGGCACGAAAACAGGCAAGTATCCTCTCAAAATCCTTTTTAACTCAAAGGGGGTGAAAACTATTTTTATTCTGAGAGCGAACAAAAACAAGCTGGAGGTCTTAGAACGTGAGCCGGTGACCAGCGGCTCTGTCAACGTCTATCGGGTCCGGTTTGAGTTCTCCCCAGACTGGCAGGGCTTGACCCGAAAAGCGGTATTCAAGACAGGGAAGGGGTCCCGGACCGTGCTGCTGGACGAAAGCGGGGAGTGCGTCATTCCGTGGGAGGTCCTCACCGTCTATGGCCTGCCGTTGATGGTTGGCGTTTTCGGGACGCTGGATGAAACCGTCCTGCCTACCATTTGGACCAGCCTGGGGACTATCCTGGAGGGCGTACCGATAGCCTCTCCCGACGCACGACCGCCCACGCCGGACGCCTGGGGACAGGCGCTGGCAGGGGAAGGGGACAAGCTGGCCTATGACGGGCTTGATCTGTCGCTAATGGCGGGGGACAAGCATCTTTCGACGGTTTCGATTGTGGCAGGGGGCGTGGGAGCCGCCCCTGATATCCAAATGACGGTCCACGGCTTGCCCGCAGGGAGTGACCCCATCGTGGAACGGTCCGGCAGCAACGTCAAGCCCATTTTCTCGCTTGGGATCCCAGCAGGTGTGCCCGGGGAAGATGGCAAAGATGGCACACCCGGGCCTGCAGGGCCAAAAGGTGACAAAGGCGATATCGGCGCACAAGGCCAAAAGGGAGAAAAGGGCGACCCTGGAGACCAAGGGCCGAAGGGTGATAAAGGAGAGCCCGGCCCCCAGGGCCCCCGGGGGGAGACCGGGGAGACGGGCCCCAAGGGGGACAAGGGGGACCCTGGCCCCGGTGTCCCTTCCGGCGGCACTACGGGCCAGATGCTTGCAAAGGCCAGCGGCGCGGACTACGACACGCGCTGGGCGGATGCGCCCGCCGTGGTGACGCCCGAACAGATGGAAGCGGCCCTTTCTTCCAAGCAGGACGCGCTGAGGGGGCGGCCCGGAGAGGCGGTGGGGTTCGGCGCGAACGGGGTGGCCATGCCGGAGCCGCCGCCCACCGCGCAGGAGCAGCTGCGGGCGGACGTGGACTTCCTGGCGGCCTTGCAGGGGGTGAGCTTATGAGCGCATATGAGCTGGCGCTGCGATACTATCCCCGGCTGTGGGACCGGTCCCGGCTGGAGGCCCTGGCGCAGGCCGGGAGGTTGACGGCGGAGGAGCTGGAGGAGATCGTGAACATCAAGGAGTGATACCAATGACGGAAAACTGCAATCCCAACAACTGCCCGCTGGAGCCCCGCGTGGAAGTCCTGGAGCGGGCCAACGAACAGCACGCCAAGACACACCGTGAGATCTTTCGGCGCATGAACGACGTGGAGCGGGATAACGCCGTGCAGGAGGAGCGCTATACCGCGATCGCTGGAAAGCTGGATGAGATCAGCGCCACCGTGAAGGCCCTGGCGGACAAGCCCGCCAAGCGGTGGGACGGGCTGGTGGACAAGCTGGTATATGCCGCCGCGTTGGCAGTGGTGGCGTGGATCGCGGCGGGTATGCCGGGGCTGAAATAAGGAAAGGAGCGTACTTACAAATGAACGAGAAGACAAAGAAATGGCTGAAGGCGGCGGGGGTACGGGCCGTCAAGACGGTGGCCCAGACCGCCATCGCCACCATCGGGGCGTCGGCGGTGCTGTCCGCCGTGGACTGGCCCATGGTGGCCTCGGCGGCGGCGCTGGCGGGGCTGCTGTCCCTGCTCACCAGCGTGGCGGGGTTGCCGGAGGTCGAGGGCTGACAGTAGAAAGGGAGGTCAACATGAAACATTACAACACCATTGAAATCACGTTCAAAAACGGCCATTCCGCCGCCTGGGAGGCCGAAAAGGGCGAGTGGGACGATTACGCCTATGACGGCAAGGTCTTTATCATCAAAAAGGACGGCGCATGGGTGGGCATCTACAACATGGACAGCGTGATCAGCGTGGTCGTAAAATGAAGGACAACGCACGGTTTATTTGGGACAAGCTGCTGTCCGCCGGGCTCCCCCCGGCGGGGGCGGCGGGGCTGCTGGGCAACCTCCAGGCGGAGAGCGGC